GATAGTGTGACAAGAAATGTAGATATATCATTACCAACTTGTATTATTACCGATGTAAGTTTTTCAGAGGAAGATGCAATGTTTTTATCCGTAAGTAGTAAAGCAGTAGCTGGTACTTCAGGAAACATATTATCAGTAACATTAGAATCTTCATAATCAATACAATAATAAAAACGAGGAAAGTCAATGTCTAAAAAGATAACGCTTAAGAGTGGTGTTAAAGCTACGCTTATAGAAATGTCAGTAGATGCTTTTGATAAATGTATGGATTCTGTACGCTTTGAAGAAGTAGATGGACAGTCAGTAATTAAAAATCAATTTGCATTAAGTACACTATGGATTAGAAATGGTGTAGATGGAGCAGATGATAAGTTTATTAAATCTTTATCAATTAACGATAGAGTAGACTTACAACTAGCTATTCAGGAATACAATAGCTTGGGGGAATAGAATCCCTCTCACTTGAGTTAAATATATTGATAGATGATTGGTGTGAGGGTTGTAGATATTCTACCTTTCCATATAAAG